AGAGATTTACAGAAGAAAGCGTTCGGTGGTCGTATTGGTTTTCAAGACGGACGAAGAGTGCAACCAGTAGAAATACCAGGCCCTGCTCAAGAAATGGAAATGTTAATGAAACGACTTATGGAAGAAGGATTGTCAAGAGAAGCTGCAGAAAGGGAAGCGGAACTAATATTATTTGGTCCTAGTCCATCTGCGATGAAGTTAAAAGATTCTAAAAGAGGTCTTGGTTCAATGATGGCAAGTGCAGACGACGAGGTAAAAGATCCAAGTGACATGTTAACGGATGATGCAATGGACATGCTCCAAACTGATCCGCTCGAACTTCTTAAAGAGGCGCTTGAAAAAGGCACGATAGCAGAACTGCCTGACTCTGACATTTATTCAATGTACGACGCAGCGGTGGAACGCGGAGCGTTTGACGGAACATTTGAGGAATTTAAAGCTATGCTTTCACAGCTACAACGACGACGAAGAGGACCTGAAGGCATAATGCAAACAATGGTGACATAGCATGGCTATTGACAGAGACATGCCTCTCAAAGAACAAATGAAGTTCGACATCAGAGCGCAAGAAGTAGATATTATGGAAGGTGACCCGCAGCTTGATGCTGATGGTGGCGCAACAATAAACTTTGGTGCGTCTCAACCAATGATGGGCGGACACAACGAAAACTTAGCTGAGAACATGAACGATGGCGATCTTGAAATGATTGCAAGAGAGTTATCCGATGCGTACGACGGTGATAAAGAATCACGAAGCGATTGGTCTTCAACATATGCAGAGGGTCTAGAATTACTAGGGATGCAGTATGAAGATCGAACCAATCCTTTTCCAGGTGCATCAGGTGTATCTCATCCGTTGCTCGCAGAATCAGTCACACAGTTTCAAGCACAATCTTACAAAGAATTATTTCCTGCAGGTGGCCCTGTAAAAACTCAAATAATGGGTGCGATTACTCCACAAGTTGAACAACAATCGCAACGCGTTAAAGAGTTTATGAATTATCAACTTACTCACATCATGGAAGAGTACGAACCCGAACTGGATCAGATGCTTTTTCATCTCCCCCTATCCGGTTCGGCGTTTCGTAAAATATATTTTGATAACACTTTAGGCAGACCAGTGTCTAAGTTTGTGTCGTCTGAAGATTTAGTGGTGCCTTACGAGGCTACGGATATGCATACATGTTCTAGAATTACACATGTTGTGAAGATGATGTCAAATGACTTGCGTAAGTTTCAGGTGTCAGGTTTCTATCGTGACATTCCTGTGGGTGAACCGTCTGAAGGTGACCCAAGCGAAGTGCAAGATAAAATTGACGAGCTGGACGGCAAACAAAAAACATACACCAAAGATGATGTGTATACACTGCTTGAGATGCACGTAGATTTAGACCTGCCAGGATACGAGGATGCCAATGAGGCAGGCGAAGAGACTGGCATTCGTTTACCATACATTGTAACTATAGAGGAGAACTCAAATCAAATATTATCAATAAGAAGAAACTGGAATGAGACTGATCCACTTAAAATTAAAAAACAATATTTCGTTCATTACAAGTTTTTGCCAGGTCTTGGTTTTTATGGTTTTGGTCTTATCCATATGTTGGGTGGTCTCACAAAAACCGCAACCTCTGTATTACGACAGCTTATTGATGCAGGGACACTCGTCAACTTACCTGCTGGGTTTAAAGCTCGCGGGCTAAGAATACGTGACGATGATCAGCCACTAGTTCCTGGAGAGTTTAGAGATGTCGATGCACCAGCTGGTGACCTTCGTGCATCTTTGATGACACTGCCATACAAAGAACCATCAGGCACACTATTTAATTTACTTGGTTTTGTAATCGACAGCGGTAAATCTTTTGCAGCTGTGGCTGACATGAAACTTGGTGAAGGCAATGAAGTCAACCCTGTGGGCACAACCATGGCGTTACTAGAGCGTGGCATGAAAGTGATGTCTGCTATTCACAAAAGAATGCACGCTGCACAAGGCAAAGAATTCAAGTTACTTGCAAAACTTTTTGCAGAAAGTTTACCACCAGTCTATCCGTATCAGATTGTTGGTGGTAATCAAGCGATCAAAGCACAAGACTTTGATGCACGTATTGATGTGATACCTGTGTCTGATCCTAATATATTTTCTGTTACACAACGTGTGACACTCGCTCAACAACAATTACAGTTGGCACAAGCAGCACCACAAATGCACAATATTTATGAAGCGTATCGAAGAATGTATGAAGCAATGGGTGTGCAAAATATTGATGCTATTTTGATGCAGCCACCTCAGCCACAACCAAAAGATCCTGCAACAGAAAACTCTGAGATACTTGCAGGTATGCCCGCACAAGCATTCCAAGGACAAAATCATGACGCACACATTGAGGCACACTTTGCGATGATGCACAGCACTGTTGTTAAGTCGAGTCCTATTGTTATGGCAAACTTACAGGCACACATCATGCAACACATATCGCTAAAAGCTCAAGAAGAAATACAGCAAGAAGTCATGGCACAAATGCAACAATTGCCACCTGAACAACAACAAATGATGCAACAACAGATGATGATGGAAATGCAATCACGAGTTGCTGAACGTGAGTCAGAATTAATTGCAGAGTTTGTTGCAGAGTATGAAGAGCTATTAAAACAATCAACTGGTGATCCGTTGCTCGACTTTAAACGAGAAGAGTTAGAGGTTAAACAACAAGACATGATGAGAAAAGCAGAAGAGGCAAGTGAGAGATTAGGATTTGAAAAGAGAAAGGCACGCGATAAAAAAGCAACTGATCGTGCAAAGATTGATCAACAAAAAGATGCTATCGCTCTTCGATCTGCAATTGCTACAGAAAAATTAGAAAAAGATTCTATAAACAAAGTTATGGACAAAGCTGAAAAAATTACATCGAACATGGATAAGATTACATCTAACATTATAAAACCGAATGGAGGATTATAATGCCTGATTATGGTGGACCAAGTGGATTTGGAGGTGCCGGAGGAGGCGAAGCCGCAACTGGCGGTGTAGGCGGTAGTGGCTACGGCGGCAGAAGCCGAGGCGGTCAACAAGGACAAATGTCTCAAGCAACTAGAGACGCTCTTGCAGCTATGGCTGAGACAGATGTTAGCAACACTGATGCGGAGGTAGCAAAGAGTAGACTTGCTGAAGAAAGAGATAGACAGATGTTTTCTCAAAGAATGTCGCTTGAAGCAGATGTAAACAATCCTGTCAAATACAGCGACACACTTGCACTTTATGACGCTTTAAAAACTCAAAATATAAATCCAAATGAGGTAAGCTTAAAAAATTTTACGACAGGTCCGTTTGCACAAAAAAATGTTGTCATGCACAAAAACAAACGAATTGGTCAATTTGGATCTCTTCCCGCTTTTGGTTTAAGTGGGTTTTTAGCTGACATCGCTGGTCTTGATTTACGAGGTTTGCAGTTAGATGATTCTGTGTTCGGCGAGCCAGACAGAGGAGGGCGAGGTGATGAAAGAAGTGTTATGGAAATTTTATACCCAAGCGAAGAGACATCGTTTATGGAAGAGCTGCCCATGAAAGCACAAAAGTCAGTCATACCAGGGTATGATCTTGCGTTTAGAGATTTTTATGGTCAACAGTTACCAACAAGAGGTTTTCAGCCAATGAGAAACGGTGGCCTTGCGTCACTGCCTATGAATTTTAATCCAATGACAAACGCTAATCCTTTTAGTATAATGATGCAAGGAGGAAAAATATAATGCCTGATTATGGTGGACCAGGAGGTTTTGGTGGCATAGGACAGGGCGGCGGTGCTGATGCTGGCGCTGGCACTGGCTTTGGCAGTGAAAGTTTTGGTGGTCCTAATAGAGGTCCTTCAGGACCCACTGGAAATCGAGACGGCAGAAGAGGAGGTCGTGGCAGACAAACTCGACAAATGCTTTACCCTGGGATAATGCAAGGAGAGAGAATCCCTGAGTATCGTCAAAGAATGGAACGGGAAAAGCGAGCAAGAGAAGAGGCCGAACGACGAGCAAGAGAAGCGGCAGAACAACGAGCAAGAGAAGAAGCAGCACGACAAGCAGCAGAACAAGCTAGACAACGAGCAGCAGCACAGCAAGCAGCACAGCAAGCAGCAGCCGAAGAAGCAGCACGACGAACGGCAGAGGAAGCTAGACAAAAAGCTGAGCAAGAAAGACTTGCAGCTATCGAAGAACAAAGAAGAAAAGATGCAGAAGCAGCAGCGCAACAAAGACAAGCACGAGCGCAGGCACTGGGAACATTTGTAACGACGGGTCCGGGATCTTTGAATCGACCTGCTGACCCACTGCCAAGATATCGCGGCTATACTCCTATGGATTTTGACGTTTCTAGAACAGGGTCATTAACTGATCAATATGCAAGAATGTTAAATGTTCCGTTCTTTCAACCATTCATTGAGCAAGAAGATATTAATCTAGCTCCAGGCGCAACCACCGCAGACAGCATTTTTGGAATAGAATCTTTAATGCCAAATTATATATTTGATGAGGCAACAGGTTTGGCCTCGGATCCTTATGCTCTACAACAGGCAACTCCTCTTCGACAAGGTGGACGTGTATACAAAGATATGGGTGGTTTTATAGGATTTATGGACGAGCCACTAAATATTATGCACCCAACAGCTAAAATTAATGTTGTAGATGATGGAATAAGTAGTATATTAAAAAAATATAAAGAAATAAGATCAGAATTATAGAAATTTATGGATGGATTATGGTTAGGCGATAAGATTTTACGTCTTATTCGTGACAAAAAAGAACAAATTACCACATTTGTTATGCAAGGGA